GATGCAGATAGCGGTGTTAAAGATGGTTTTAAACTTTGGGATGATAGAGAAGATGGCTCTCAAGAGATTGCAGAAGCAGCATTAATACCTGTTTTGGTTAAAGCAATCCAAGATTTGTCAGCAAAGAATGATGCACTCGAAACAGAAAACACAGCAATCAAAGCAAGGCTGGATGCTTTAGAGGCTGAGTAATGTCAACCCTAGAACAAATCAGGATCGCTGCTGAAAGTGATCTTGTAACATTTATAAGGTTAGTAGCACCAGAGCAGGTACTAGGGCAAGCCCATGAAGATGTCTGTAACTGGTGGATAAGACCTGACTCAAAGACGCACCAACTATTACTCTTCCCTAGGGATCACGGTAAGTCAAGATTAATAGCGTTTAGAGTAGCTTGGGAGTTGACAAAGAACCCAACATTGCGTATACTGTACATATCAGCTACAGCTAACCTCGCAGAGAAACAACTAGGTTTTATCAAAGGGATACTGACTTCAGAGATATACAGAAGGTATTGGCCTGATCACGTAAACTTTGATGAAGGTAAACGTACACGATGGACTAACTCAGAGATTATGTTAGACCATCCATTAAGGAAGAAAGAAAATGTTAGAGACCCTTCGATCTTTACTGGTGGACTCACTACTTCGCTTACAGGCTTACATTGTGACATTGCTGTCCTCGATGACTGCGTGGTGTACGAAAATGCTTACACAGGCGAAGGACGCAATAAAGTCAAAAGTCAATACTCTCTTCTCTCGTCTATTGAAGGTGCTGAAGCGAAAGAGTGGGTAGTAGGAACTAGGTATCATCCTGCTGATCTATACAACGATCTACTACAGATGACAGAAGATCAGTATAACCTAAGAGGTGACAAGATAGGTGAGGATAGTATCTATGAGGTATTTGAGAAACCTGTAGAAGCACAAGGTGATGGTACAGGTGAGTTTCTCTGGCCTAGAACTCAACGCAAAGACGGTAAGTGGTTTGGGTTTGACATGAAGATACTAGCTAAGAAACGTGGTCAGTACTTAGACAAAGGACAGTTTAGAGCACAGTACTACAACGATCCTACTGACCCTGAAAACGTACCTGTATCACCAGATAAGTTTCAGTACTACGAAAGAAAACACGTAAGAGAGGACAACGGCTACCTGTTCTACAAAGATAGTAGACTAAACGTATTTGCTGCTGTTGACTTTGCATTTAGTTTAAGTAAACGTGCTGACTATACAGCCATAGTTGTGATAGGTGTTGATGCAGAAAACAACGTATACGTCTTGGACATCGACAGATTCAGGACTGACAGAATATCTGATTACTTCGAAAACATACTCCATATGTCAAACAAGTGGTCATTCAGAAAGCTCAGGGCAGAAACAACAGTCGCACAAATGGCAATCGTCAAGCAACTCAAAGAGCTTATCAAACAACACGGACTAGCTATAAGTATTGATGAGTATAGACCTAACAAAAACCAAGGCAACAAACAAGAGCGCATAGCTTCAATACTTGAGCCACGCTATGATAATCTAAGTATCTGGCATTACAGAGGTGGTAATACTCAATTATTAGAAGAAGAGTTGTCATCAAGAAACCCAGTTCACGATGACATAATTGATGCTCTAGCTTCTGTTGTTGACATGGCTGTCAAACCAGCCAGAGTAATACGTAGGAGTAGAGATAACGTGGTACAGTTTAACTCAAGATTTGGTGGAGTTTCCTTCTAATGGCTGGAACAACTTTTGACCTGCAGACTATGATTGATCCTCACGGTTTAGCAGAAGACATTGCAGATCGTTGGACACAATGGAACAACGCAAAGAGAACAAAGACAGAAGAGTGGAAAGAGTTACGTAATTACATTTACGCTACTGATACTCGCACTACGTCTAACAGTAAGTTACCTTGGACTAACAGTACGACTACACCAAAGCTAACACAAATAGCTGATAACTTACATGCTAACTATTTCTCAGCATTGTTTCCTCAAAAGCGTTGGTTTAGGTTTGAAGCAAACGATCAAGACTCAAACGTAAAAAGCAAACGTGATGTTATCCAAGCTTACATGGAAAACAAGATACGTCAGTCTGATTTTGTAGAGACAACAAGCAAACTTATCAATGACTACATTCAGTACGGCAACTGCTTTGCTACTGTAGAGTTTGCTAGAGATTACACTGAGTATGAAGACGGTGAACGTGCAGTAAACTACGTAGGACCAAGACTTGTACGTATCAGCCCTTTTGATATTTGTTTTAACCCACTAGCAGCAAGCTTTGGCGAAAGCCCTAAGATTGTCAGAACCATGATGAGCATGGGTGAGCTATCAAGAAAGATTGAAGAGACTGTAGAGAACGATTACCTAAAACAAATCTTTGAAAGAATGGTAACCAACAGAACTACAGTAGCAGGGTACGGCACTAGTGAAGTTGACATGGATAAATCACAAGCATTTATTGCTGATGGATTTACCAGTATACACGAATACTACGAGTCAAACTTTGTAGAACTTATGACATTCTACGGTGACATCTATGACGCTGAAGCAGACGTATTCCATAAGAACAGAGTTATAACTATTGTAGACAGAGCCTACGTAATCTACAATGAGCAGAACCCTAGCTGGTTAGGTAAGTCACCAATCTATCACGCAGGTTGGAGAGAGCGTCCAGACAATCTATATGCTATGGGGCCACTTGACAATCTTGTTGGTATGCAGTATAGAATAGACCATTTAGAAAACCTCAAGGCTGATGTCTTTGATCAGATAGCTTACCCTATCATTAAGATCAGAGGTGACGTAGAAGACTTTGACTTTGAGCCAGCAGCACGTATATACATGGGTGAAGAGGGTGACGTAGGATACTTAGCTCCTGACTCTACAGCACTAAACGCTGACTTTCAGATAGCTAACCTAGAAGCTAAGATGGAAATGATGGCTGGTGCTCCAAGGGAAGCTATGGGTATCCGTAGTGCAGGTGAGAAGACAGCCTTTGAAGTACAGCAGTTGATGACTGCAGCAGGGCGTATCTTCCAACACAAGACTGCACACTTTGAGAGAGTATTCCTAGAGCCTATCCTAAACGGAATGATAGAAGCTGCTAGGCGTAACATGGACTACGCAGATACAATAAGAGTTCTTAATGAGGACTCAGGTGTGTTCTTCTTCGAAGAGATTACAAAAGAAGACATCATGGCTAACGGCAAGATAATACCTATGGGTGCTAGACATTTTGCTGAAAGAGCACAAAGAGTACAAAGCTTAACACAACTCTACCAGATAAAACTAGCAGACCCTACAGTCGCTGTACATTTGTCAGGTAAAGAGTTTGCTAGAATCCTAGCAGATGAGCTAGGTGAACCAGCCCTATTTGGTGATAACATAACAGTTTCTGAACAATTAGAAACTCAACGTATGACCAATGAGGCTGAAGTACAATTTGAAGAAGAACAACAAGTAGCTATAGAGAAAGGGCTATAATATGTACGGAACAACCAAAAAGAAGCCAAAGCCTAAGAAGAAGCCAAAAAAATAAATGAAAGCCGCTTGGTTTAAAAAATGTAAGACGCAGGAAGACAAGGACAAGATCAAACAAAAGATTATGTCCAACTCAGAAAGTCTTCTGCTTCTCGAAGAGATTCTTGAGTCTATGCTTGAGGATAGACCAACTGGGGCTGACTATGACAGTCCTTCTTGGTCACACAAAATGGCTGATCGTATCGGCTACAACAGAGCACTAACCCAAGTGCTCGATCTTATTAACCTAGATAAGGAATAACATTATGGTATTTACTACTGATAATACTGCAACCACACAGGAAGATCAGAACAACGAGAATCAAGGACAGGAGAACCCTTCACAGGAATCTTTTCTTGATAAACTTGTACAGGCAAAGGGAGAGAACTGGAAAGACCCTGAAGTGTTAGCCAAAGGCAAATTAGAAGCTGATGGTTACATTAAAAATCTTGAAGACCAACTCAGTCAAATGAGGGAAGACTTGAAGAAACAGGAATACAAAAACGAAGTTCTCGATCAGCTTCAGACCAAGGCCGCTGAAACTACTGCAGCGACTAATGAAGTGCCTAATAATAACAGTAGCACTAAAGACCAGAATACCACTGCAAACTTTAGTGAGGAAGACCTGAAGAGCCTTGTAGAAAAGACACTAGGTCAGCGAGAGTTGGAAGCTAAAGTTCAAGGCAACCTACAACTTGTTGATAAAGAACTAGAGGGAAGCTTTGGCACTGAAGCCAAGGCTCAAATCGAAAAGAAAGCTGAAGAGCTTGGTATGTCAATAGATCGTTTACGAGACATTGCTGCTGAGTCACCTAACGCCTTCTTCGCTCTTATAGGTGAGAACAAACGTCCTGTCAGCCCTATGGTTGCTGGGTCAGTTCGAACCGAAGGTGTCAATATGCAGTCCTCTACGGAAAGAGATTTTAATTATTATCAGAAACTTCGTAGAGAAAATCGTAACTTGTACTATTCTGCTAAGACGCAACAACAAATGTTCGAGGACAAATCACGTCTTGGCGAAAAGTTTGGTGCATAATTAAAGGAACTTAGACATGGCAATGACCACATCTAATACCTCGTTCCTGCAACGTGCTCAGGTCTATTCATCAGAATTAAAAGATATTCTGCGTGAAGAGATGATGGCACAACGATATGTGCGTATGCTTGATGGTTTTCCTGATGGAAATACTTTCAACATCCCATCTATCGGTCAGGCACAGGTAGACAACTACTCGGAAGATAGTGCCGTTACCTACCGTCCATTAGACACAGGTAACTTCACCTTCACAGTCGATAAGTATCTTTCATCAGCTACTTACATGACAAAGAAAGCAGAGCAAGACACATTTTATTCTTCAGAATTAATGTCACGCTTTGTACCTGAACAAGAACGTGCAATCATGGAACATTTCGAGACAACAACTCTCGCTGCTCCTGAATCTGGCGTATCAGCTAACTCAACAGAAGCAATCAACAGCATCTCAATGCGTGTTGGTTCTACTGGTACAGGTGAAGTTATCACCTTAAAAGAGTTTGCTTATGCACGTTACGCTCTGAAAAAACAGAACGTCCCAGACAGCAACTTGGTAGCCATCGTTGATCCGTCTGTTGAGTACACACTTAACACATTGAGCAACGTAATAAACGTGTCAAACAACCCACGTTTTGAAGGACTAGTTCGTGATGGTATAGCAACTGGTATGCGTTTCGTAGCAAACGTATATGGGTTTGACGTATACTGCTCAAACTTCCTACCAACAGCAACCGATAACGCACTTCCAGATTTAACTGCTTCTAACCAAGATTACTCATCAACAAACGGTGTTGTAAACTTGTTCTTCTCAGCAGACCAGTCTGTAAACCCATTCGTGGGTGCGTTTAGACAGCAACCTCAGGTAGACTACGACTACAACAAAGACTTCCAAAGACACGAGTTTGTAACAACTGCTCGTTATGGTGTCAAGTTGTATCGTCCTGAAAACATGGTTCGTGTTGTCACGAAACCAACAGTAGCGTAAGGAGGTAGACTAATGAGTTATGTAAACGCAGACGGTCTAGAAGTTCTTACCGCAGGTGAACAGGGAACTGCTGCAAAGCGTGGTACTTCTCTTTCAAGTCAAAAGAAATCATTGGTGATGAATATCACAGGAACAGAAGTTCCTTCATCTGTGGCAACTCCACAAGATCACGATGCTTTCATTCCAGCAGGTTCGTATATTACTTCTGCTAGTCTTATTGTCTCTACAGCTTTCACCTCAGGTGGTTCAGCTACATTGACAATAGGTACTTACACTCAAGCTGGTGCTGCAGTTGATGCCGATGGTATTGACGCAGCAGTTGCTTTGGCTGCTATTGGTGCAGATAAAGCAGTGGCTTGTGATGGTGCAGCAGTAGGCGGTACAGCAACTGTTGGTGGCGCAGATGTTTATGTCGAAGCTATCTATGGCACAGCAGCATTTACTGCTGGTGAAGCCAAGTTGGTTATCGAATACATCGAGCCTTAAAAGCTTTGGGTGTTCCTTCGGGAGCACCCTACTTATTCCCTAGGAGATATTAATGGCAAACGTAAACCACTCTACTCTTTCTGATCCTTTCTTACATGAACCTAAAGGCGTTGCTTCAGCAAGTAGTGGTGACGTTTACCTAGCTAACGGTTCTGGTTCAGGTACTTGGACATCTAGACAAGCTATACTAACAGTTCAGTTTCCAGACATTTCTACTGCAAGTAATCTTTATATACCTATACCTTACGCAGGAACTGTAACTAAAATACAAAGTGCTTTGACAGCAGCTATATCTGGTGGAGATGCTGTATTTACTGTAACTAATTCATCAGGTGCTTCAATGGGAGTCCTTACTATAACTCAGTCAGGCTCTGCTGCAGGTGACGTAGATACACTAACACCTTCATCAAACAATACAGTAACAGCAGGAAGCTTTATAAAGATAGCGTGTGCAGGTGCACCAAGTTCACACGTTGAAGCTTGTATAGTTGTCTGCGTGGATGGATCATAATGAAAAGCACCCTATTACAAGTCGTACAATCTATTTTATCTGATATGGACTCAGAAGATGTCAACGCTATAGCTGACACAGTAGAAGCTCAACAGGTAGCCTCAGTAGTAGAAGACACTTACTTCAACATAATAGCTGCTAGAAGCATACCAGAACATAACAAAC